GACAACCAACACCACCGCCCTGGCAGCCTTTGAGGACCTGGGCGTGGCCGTCTATGACAGCGCCGGAAATTTCCGTGGACTGGAAACGGTGCTGACAGACACATCCGCAGCCATGGCCGGCCTATCTGACGCGGAGAGGCTGGCCGCCATGAAAAGCATAGCGGGCACGAACTATTTTACAGAAATGTCCTACTTGCTGGACGCTGTGGCCGACGGAGCGGACGGCGCCGCCAGCGCATGGTCCGCCCTGGAGGCCGACATGATGGACAATTCCGGCGTACTGCTGGAAGTGGCCCAGGCAAACACCGACAACCTGGCGGGGGCGACGGAAATTTTCAAGTCCGCCGTGTCGGAGCTTCAACTGCAGATCGGGGAACAGCTGGCCCCCTACGCCAAGGAGGCGCTGGAGTACCTGACGAACAACGTGCTGCCCGCAGTATCGGAGAAGATCGGGGAGATCATTCCAAAGGTCGTGGCATTTGGAAAGGCCTTGTGGGACAACAAGGGCACGATCCTGACCGTGGCCAGTGCGGTCGCGGCAGCGGCAGGCGCGTTCAAGGCTATGAAAACAGTTTCCACCGCAGTTAGCGCAGTGAAAAACCTGTCCACCGTTTTAGGGGCGGCATCAAAGGGGGGGAAATTGCTGTCCAAGGTCATGAGCGTGGGAAATCTGAAGTTTTTGGCGATCGCCGCCGCCATTGGGGCGGTGGTGGCCGTAGTGATCCTACTGGTCAAGAACTGGGACAAGATTCGCGCGGCGGCGCTGAAGGCCTGGGAGGCGATCAAGGGGGTCTGGTCCACTGTGGCGGACTGGTTCAGCGCCCATGTGGTCACGCCGTTGGCCAATTTCTTTTCCCCAATTTGGGAGAAGATCAAGACTGTATTTTCCGAACTCTGGCTGAAATTCGGAGGTATCCTCACGGCTATGCTGGACGACGTCAAAGGGGTCTGGGCCGCGATCTGCAGGGTGTTTTCCGCAGCGTGGGAGCTGATTCAGACCGTGTGGAACGCCGTAAAACCGTATTACGCGGCCATTTGGGCGGGGATCAAAGCCGTTTTTGCCGCCGTGGCCCCCGTCCTGGGCGGCTTTTTCAAGACCGCCTGGGAGGCGATCAAAGGGGTCTGGGCCATAGTCGGCCCGTACTTCAAGGTGATCTGGGAAGGGATCAAGGCTGTGTTTTCCGTCGTGGGGGCGATTTTAGGGGGCTTCTTTAAGACTGCGTGGACGGCCATCAAAGCCGTTTGGAACGTGGCGGTCTCCTTTTTCAAAGCCATATTCAACACCATTGCCGGAATCTTTTCGGCGGTTACGGCCCTATTCAAAGGCGACTTTTCCGGCGCTTGGGAAGCCATTCGGGGAATCGCGAGCAGCTGGGGGGCGTTTTTTGGAACCGTATGGGAGAAGATCAAGGCCGTGTTCGGGGCTGTTGTCAGCTGGTTCGGTGGGATCTTCTCCTCCGCCTGGGAAGCGATCAAGGGGTCGTTCTCCAATGCGGTCAGCTTCTATCAGGGCATTTGGGAGAAGATCAAGGCCGTGTTCGGAGCGGTTGTCAGCTGGTTCGGCGGGATCTTCTCCTCCGCCTGGGAGGCGATCAAGGGGTCGTTCTCCAATGCGGTCAGCTTCTATCAGGGCATTTGGGAGAAGATCAAGGCCGTGTTCGGGGCTGTTGTCAGCTGGTTCGGTGGGATCTTCTCCTCCGCCTGGGAGGCGATCAAGGGGGCGTTCTCCGCTGTGGGCGACTTCTTCAAAGGGGTGTGGGACACCATTGTTGGGCTGTTCACCAGCATCGGGACCGCCGTCGGGGACGCCATCAGCGGCGCGGTGAAGAAAGCTATCAACGCCGTACTGAGCGGGGCCGTGAGAATTATCAACGGCTTTATTTCGGCCATTAACGTAGCCATTGGCGTGATCAACGCGATCCCAGGGGTGAATATCGGCAAGATATCGGCGCTGGAGGTGCCGCAGCTGGCCACCGGTGGTATTGTCACCTCCCCCACCATTCTGGAGGCCGGAGAGGGCGGAGAGCCGGAGGCAGTCCTACCGCTTAGTAAGCTGTCCACCATGCTCCAAGGGATCGGTGGACCGTATGATGGGATCATGGACGCGGGAAACCAGGAAGACAGCCAGGAAGCGCCCCTGGCCCAGCTTGCCAAACGATTGGACAAGTGGGGCGGAAACCCGGAGCAAGGGACACCATGGCCGAACCCGGACAGCGGAAACGAAAAGGACACGCCGACGGACGGGCAGAACCAGCCAGACGGTGTGGACACGATCACCTTTGCCCCTGTGTTCAACTTCTACGGCCAGACCACCAAAGAGGAGGCAGAGGAGGCCGGGCGGATCAGTTTCGCGGAGTTCAAACGCCTGTACCAGCAAATGAAAGCGGAGGAGCGCCGCAAGAATTTGAGAGCGGCCACGCATTAAGGAGGGGCGGACCATGGCAGAGACATACACAACCAAGCAAGGGGACGCCTGGGACGCTATCGCCTACCAAGTATATGGCAGCGAGAAATATACCGGCTGGTTGATGGAGAACAACCACCCGCACCTGGACACGTTCAAGTTTCAGGCCGGGGTGATCATCCAGACGCCAGACCCGCCGGAGGACAGCGCGGCGGACAACCTGCCGATCTGGAGGACTGAAACATGAGAACGCGGCGGGCAACTGTGGACCTAAAATGGAACGGCGCGGCTGTGACCACCAAAATGGGCGGATACCAGAAAGACGTAACCTATACGGATCCGGCCAGCGGAGAGGCGGACAGCCTGGACGTGACGATCCACGACCGGGCCGGAAAATGGATCGGGGCGTGGTTTCCAGAAACCGGGGACACCCTGACTGCCACCATAAAATTGACGGACTGGGAGCGGGAGGGCGACACCCGGACCCTACCCTGCGGGTCTTTTACGCTGGATGATTTTAGTTTTTCCGGCTGGCCCGTGGCGGGGACCATTTCCGCCGTGTCCGTCCCGGCGGACAGTGCTTTCCGGGAAACCAAGCGGACAAAGACCTGGGAAAATGTCACCGTAAAGGAGATCGGAAACGAAATCGCGGCGCGGGCGGGCGTGTCCCTGTCCTGGAACGTGGACGGCAGCCAAATCCCGATCAAGACCATAGAGCAATCAGAACAGACGGACTGTGAATTTTACATGGACCTGTGCGACACCTACGGCCTGGCCATGAAAGTCTATTCTAAAAAAATCGTGGTTTTTGACCGGGAGGCATACAAGGCCAAGGGAGCGGTGGTCACCATCACCCAGGACATGATCAAATCATGGTCATGGGAGCGGAATATGACCGGGACCTACACCGGCGGGGAATACACCTACACCGACCCGAACACCGAGGAGGAAATCAAGGTCAATGTGGGAGAGGGTCCCCGGATCCTGAAAGTATCCGGCAAGGCAGACAATGAAGCCGACGCGGAGCGAAAGATTAAGGCGGCGGTGGCCAACGCGAACCACGGTGCCAGCAAGCTGTCCGTGACCATTGTGGGGAACGCCTCCAGGGTGGCCTCCCAGTGCGTCACGGTGGCCGGTATGGGCAAACTGTCTGGCAAGTATTACATCGACAAAATCACACACAACATTGGAAGCGGCTACACCATGGACATGGAAATGTCGCTGGTGGAATGAGGAGGCACAGCTGTGGGAAATGAGATCCGGCTGGGCAAAATTTCCGACGTGGATCACGCCGCCGGAATGGTGCGGGTGGTGTACCACGAAAAGGACGACAGCGTGACCCGAATGATCCCGGTCCTGTCCACGGTTTTTTCCGGGGTTTACAGTATGCCGGAGGTGGGCGACCAGGTTTTGGTCCTCCATCTGTCCAACGGCAGCGAGGCCGGGGTGGTCCTGGGCCGCCCATGGAGCGAAAAGACCACGCCGCCGGAGGGGGCGGAAAAGCTGTACCGCCTGGACATGGACCGCACCCCAGGCGTGGCCATGGTCCGCTATGACGGGAAAGGGCAAAAGCTGCTGATCGTCATGCCGGATACCACGATACAAAGCCCCGTTACGGTGATCGGAGACGTGACGATCAACGGAAATCTGACGGTGAACGGAGACATTACCGCCACGGGGGACGTGGTGGCCGGGGGCGTATCCATGAAAAATCATACACACGGCGGAGACAGCGGAGGAATCACAACGGCACCGCGTTAAGGAGGGTAAGCTGTGGCCATTGGAACACTGGGATCAATCGTGTTTGAGGTCAGCGACAAAAAGGTATTGACCTTTAAAGGCATGACCCGCGACGTTTCCGGGCGCTGGACAGAGCATGAGGTTATGGGCGCAAAGCCAAAGCCGGAGTTTTTGGGGCCTGGAAACCAAAAGATCAACCTGCCCATTACGCTGTCCGCCAACCTGGGGGTAAGGCCCCGCAGAGTGCTGGAAATGGTGGAGACCATGGTGGAGAGCGGCGACGCAGAGTATTTGATCATAAACTGTAGACCTGTGGGCCGCCACCCGTTCCGGCTGACCTCCTCCAGCGAGACATGGGGGGATATGTACCGCCACGGCGAACTGGCCAAGGCGAACCTGACCATTACTCTGGAGGAATACACATGACAAACGGGAAAAGCCAGCTTTTCGACTTCAAATTGGAATACACATTCCAGGACGACGCCCTGAAAGAATTGGACAGGCAGCTGACCCTACTGTTGTCCACCCAGGCGGGCACCATGCCGCTGGATCGGGAATTCGGCATCCAGCAAAACTATGTGGACAAGCCCCCGGAGGTGGTCAAGAGCCTATACACGGCGGAGGTGACGAAAAAGGTCACGCAGTTTATTCCGTGGGTGCGGGTCTATGAAGTTACCTGGGACGCGAGCGAACAGGGACACATCAAGACAAAGGTGGTGATCACCCGTGTCTGAGATTTCAGAGGTAAAGAACCTACCGGACATTAGTTTCATTGACGGGAAAACCGTGGAGGACATACGCGGGGAAATGGTGGCCGACTATGAGGAATTTATGACCAAGGCAACCGGGATCCCGCTGACCCTGGACCGGGCCAGCCCGCACCGCATGGAACTCTATGCGGCGGCGGCGCAAATTTACCAAGCCATGCAATATGTAGACCGAGCGGGCAAGCAGAACCTTTTGAAATACAGCTATTCCGACTATCTGGACCACCTGGCGGCCTTTAAGGGGCTGACACGCGAACCGGAGGCGGCGGCAACCACAACGGTGCGCTTTACGCTATCGGCCCAACGGCAGGCGGCGACGGGGATCCCGGCGGGCACCAGAGTGGCCGCGCCGGACTGGACTGTATATTTTGCTACGACCCAATACATGGAGATCCCAGCGGGAGAAATGACGGTGGACGTGCCCGCGTCCTGCACCGTGACCGGGACTGCGGGGAATGGACTGGACGTGGGGGAACTTTCCAAACTGGTGGATCCTATCCCGTATATGGCCAGCGTGGCCAACCTGACAGTGACCGCCGGGGGCGCGGAGATCGAAAGCGACGACAATTTAGCGGAGCGGATCTATCTGTCACCGGGATCGTATTCTGTTGCGGGGCCAGAAGACGGCTACAAGTACCACGCGAAAAGGTACAACGCAAATGTGGGCGACGTGGTGGTGGACAGCAACCAGGCGGCGGGCACCGTGGATATCTATTTCCTGATGAAGGACGGAACCGCGCCGCCGGAGGAAATGATCACCGGCTTGCAAAACTACCTACGGGACAACAATATCCGACCAATGACGGATCTGGTGCGGGTGGCCGCCCCGGAGGAAGTGGACTACTCCATCACGTTGACCTATTACATCAACCGTGCAGACAGCAACCGCGCCGTGGCCATCCAGCGGGCCGTGGACAGCGCTGTGGTCAGCTACGCCACATGGCAGAGAGCCGTAGGGCGGGACATCAACCCGTCCAAGCTGGGAGAACTGGTCATGGCGGCGGGGGCCAAGAGGGTGGAACTGGCCGCGCCGGTTTACCGGAGCGTGGCGAAAAAGGCGGTGGCGGCGCTGACCGGCAAAGAAGTCCGATACGGGGGGCTGGAAGATGATTGACCTGCGGGGCAGCAAGTTCACGGACATTATGCCCCCCAACCTTGCCGGCCAACTGGAGACCCAGGCGTTTGCTTATGCCATGGGCCGACAAATCCAGAAGGTGTGCGCGGCTGCGGACAGAGTGCGTATTTACGCCGACCTCGACGCCGCAGCGGAGGATGTACTGGACACGCTGGCGGTGGAGCAGAAGACGCCCATATACGACAGCACCTATTCCGTGGAGACCAAGCGGGCGTTGATTTTGGGAACCGCTTCGTTTTACGCGAAGTTAGGGACGCCGGAGGCCGTGAACTGGCTGATACGAACCATGTTCGGAAGCGGAGAAATCCGGGAGTGGTTTCAGTACGGGGGACAGCCGCACCACTTCAAGATCATGGGGATCAGCGCAAAGGCGATGGAGAACGGCTATGAGGAGTTTCTACAGATTCTATCCAAAATCAAACGGTTGAGTTCCCATCTGGATACGGTGCAGGTAAAAACAGGTGCGAGGCAACAGATCTACGCGGGGTTCGCCGTCCGCGTTGGGGAGAAAAAAACTGTTTCGTGCGGCGCGGCGGCTGTAGACGACGCTGTTTGGTACGTGGACGAAAACGGCGTTCTGCTGCTGGACGAAAGAGGACGGGCGCTGCTGGAGGAGGATTTTTAATGGAAATCAAATTGACCGTAGACGGGAAGAACCTTCTTCTGCGCACTTTAGCGGGGGACGCGGAGATCCAATTTCGCTCGATCCTGCTTGGGAGCGGAGAGGACGCCGGGGAGGGGGCGAGCGGGCTGTCCGCGCTCCAGCTGGAGGTGCAAATCAGCAAGTGCGCCGTGGGAGACGACTTTGCCACGATCACCGGTGTATTCAACAACTCCGCCGTGGAAGCGCCCTTCCGGGAGACCGAACTGGGCGTTACGGC